AGCAATAGCATGTCAAGGTGGAGCATGTGAAATCTCCTTTTAACAACTGAGGAGAGAGCATGACCATCAGAACTATTTACGAAATAAACTGTAGTTTCTGTAACGAAGATAGTTTTATACACCAGTTCAGTGAAGCAGAAGTTGGGGATGCCCCTGACTTCTGCCCCATGTGTGGAGAAGCAACAGCGGCAACATTAGTTGATAATGAGGATTGGGATGATTGAGTCTCCCAGTGATTTTAGGTGGCAATATCTACCCAGATTTCCTACGGAAGTTTTGAATAAAGTTACCGAATATTTTTGGTCAAACTATCCCACTGAAGAAGACATTGCTTCAATACCAAATGAAGTTCCTTATATCGGTAATACAACTTTTGCCAATATGTTTACCGAAACCAAGTTGGCCTTGAATCACTCTCTTTTACAAAATGCTGTTCTGTTTTTCATATCAGAACCTAACTCAGGTGTGTCTAATGTACATACCGACAAATCCAGAGATTTTTCTATAAACTTTCCTATTCAAGTTGACCCTGTAAAGGGGCCATTCTTGTGCGGTCGTCACAAAGAATATAAACGTTATATATGGAAAGAGACTGTCATTCTAGACGGTCAAGAAAGCAATCAATTTGGTTATAGAGAAAAAGATTTCGAAAGAGTAACCCTTGATCAACCCATCCTTTTAAACACAAAGTGTCCTCATTCATGGATAAATGACTCTGATAAGCATAGAATCATAGGATCTTTCTTTTTAAAAGTTGACAAGCTAGATGATGCTATTGACATTGCAAAGGATTGGATGTGATGTGGTATTACGAAGATAAGCCATATGAACCAACTGAAGAACAACTCAAGGAGTGGCAAGGATTTGTCTATGTTATTACCGATAACTCCAATAGTAAGAAGTATGTTGGAAAGAAGGGATTCTGGTCAAAGGTTACGAGACCGCCTCTCAAAGGCAAAACAAGGAAAAGAAGAAGCATCGTTGAGTCCGATTGGAAGTCGTACTATGGCTCAAGCGAACAGGTCAAAGCGATGTTGCTCGAACACGGGGAAGGAAACTTCCATCGTGAGATACTCCATTTCGGCAAATCAAAGGGCGAACTTAGTTATCTCGAAGCAAAGGAACAGTTTGATAGACGTGTATTGCTAGACGATAGCTACTACAATGGTATCATAAACTGTAAGATCCATCGGTCTCATGTTAAGGGTTTACATGACTGAAAATATATGGTATAATGATGTGAACAAAAAAGAGGTATATTATGATTATCGTAGACTATAATGCTATCGCAATCGGTGGTGTTGTCGGCTCAAAGATGGGTCTTGATGAGAACTTCATCAGGCATACCATTCTGAACTCACTACGCATGTATAAGAAGAAGTTCAAAGACTATGGCGAAATGGTCATTGTCTCTGATGCTGGTGGTAACTGGCGCAAGGATGTATTCCCAGAATACAAAGCAAAACGCAAGAGTGGTCGAGAAGATTCCAAGATTGATTGGGAAGAAGTATTTCGTATCACGCATATGGTACGTGAGGAGATCACTGAAAACTTTCATTGGCGTGTTATTCACCAATGGGGCTGTGAAGCAGATGATGTGATTGCTACACTGTGTCAACAGACACAAGAGTTTGGTAACTATGAGCCTGTTATGATTGTATCGGCTGATCACGATTTCAAGCAGCTACAAGTCTATGATAATGTGAAGCAGTATTCTCCCCTACAAAAGAAGTTTGTTGTGGCTGAACCATCTGCTACTGAGTATCGTCTGGAGCATATCATCAAAGGTTGCTCAGGTGATGGTGTACCAAATGTACTATCTGATGATGATACATTCATCGATGAGAGCAAGCGACAGACACCTATGTCTAAGAAGAAACTACAGATGCTAATAGAGAATCCTAGGTCTCTCGGTGAGCAAGTTTATCGTAACTATATTCGCAATGAAAAACTTGTGTCATTGACCGATAAAAAACATGATTTACCAGAATCTGTGAGATCTGAGATTATAAATACATTCGAAGAGCAAAAAGACCGTTGGCACAACAAGGGTAAAATCTTTCCCTATCTTGTGGAAAAACGGTGCAGATTATTGTTAGAAAGTGTTGAGGAATTTTTTTAATGAAATACATATATGAAATATTTGAAGCAGTGAGCAAGGCTAAAACAAGAGCCGACAAGAAAGATATTCTACTAAAAAATAAAGACGAATGGGCAATGAAGGATCTTCTCAAAGGAACCTTCGATGACTCACTTGAGTTTCTCTTACCAAAAGGAGATGTACCATACACCGCATGCGAAGAACACAACGCACCTTCCAACTGGAAGAGGCAGCACAAGCAGTTGAAGTTCTTTGTCCCAGGTGGTCCAGGCACTAAAATGCCAGCCTATAAAAGAGAAAAGATCTTCTTGGGGATACTGGAATCAGTTCATCCCGAAGATGCAAAGCTAGTGGTCAAGATGATCAATAAGGACAAGACCCTAGCAACAGGCTTAACACCCAAACTTGTAAAGGAGGTATTTCCAAGTCTTATATGAGTTCAACTAGGAAAAAGGATAATACTTTTAGTTCTGGGGCGTGTCACTTTTGTGGCCCGTCCCTTTTTCATTTCTATTAACCATCAAGGATAAAAAATATATGCTATCAATCCAAATAGATCGTCTAAAAAAAGATTCAAAGCAACTCGGTTATTATGCTGAAAGATATAAGAAGCAAGGTAAGACAGACCGAATGTATAAGGTGCTCAAAAAGCAAAAGTTCCTAGATGATCAGATATTTGAGATGCAAGAGGTAAAAACAGCTAGGGGGTGACCGTAATCTCTTTAACTCTATGGGGCTGATCTAGTACCCATATAATTACATCGTGGACATAATCAAGACTCATCTTTGGAACATCCTTATGTGCAGATCTCTCTGTATCGAAATAGCCAAAGTTGATAATGGTTGTGTCCACGTTTTGCCAGAACAATGCATCGTTAGCATCTCTCAGTTGTTTCTTTTCAAGCCCATATCGGAAGTTGTCTTTATACCCCTTAGTCCAATCAGATCCAGCAGATCCAATGTTAATGATTCTCTTACCTTGTTCTGCAGCCTGATATAGACGATGTACTTGTAGATATCCATCATGTTTATTGTTAATAAATACCTCGCAATCTTCCATGGTAGCGACACACTTCTCTGGGTATCGATCAATCCAATACCTACCCAATCCACGTCTAGTACCATTAATAAAAAATTCCACTGTGTTCCCCCTGTGCTTAAAGGCTGATACCTTATTATATAGTGATTCGCACGATTCGTCAATCCTTAAAAAAAAGTAATAATAATTTTAAACTAAATGCTAAGTGCTTGAGTTTGCTTATCTTTTTTCAAAAGTTTTTTCTTGACCTTCTGAGCGTATAATGCTATTGTATATATGTAATCAAGAGAAAGAGAGAATCATATGTTTCGTATTCCACACTTCAACCAGATGCCTGAGATGACTTTTGAAGAAGCTAAAGGTATCATCGAAATAGACGGCGATTTGCTTAAAGGCATGGAGCATGTTAGTGAGCATTGGGATCGTTATGCATCTGGTAATGCTGATGATATGTACGCAGATGACGATGAGTTCTATGACACTTGGATCTATGAGGTAAATGCCTACAATGTCGTATTCAAAAAAATGCAGCCCCTCTTTGCTTGAGTTTGAGGGATATAAACTAAGCCAAAAGCAGAAAGCCTTGATCACCAAGGCTACTGCGATTACGCTTGGATCTTTGGTATCAAAGAGGCTTGCTGAGTCTCTTGAAATAACCATAGAGATAAACCGAAATCTGTTCAAAGAAACAAGTACCCTTGGTAACTGTGGTCTTGAGGATGATGCTCGGTCTCCCAAGTTCTTTACAATTGAACTGAACTACGATGGAGCAAGCATGATGGATGAACTCATCCAAACGCTTTGTCATGAACTTGTTCACGTGGCTCAATATGCTCAAAGACGCATGCGCTGCTTATCTGGTTCTTATGCCGTAGCATGGGGTAAGGATCATTACAATACTCAAGAGATTG